ACGCGCTCTACGTCCACCGCAAGGGCACGCCGAAGAGCGCCACGGTCGTCAACAAGTACATCAAGCCGCTGGTCCGCAAGGCCATCGACGAGATCGTGGACGACGTCACGAACTCCACCCGCCTCCGCGCCTACGTCTTGGAGCCCTTCGACGTAGCGGGTCAACGCGTTGAGCGGGCCGTTGCCGGACTCCAACGATGCCCTATGCCAGTCGCCGATCGCACCGGTCAGCGACTCGATAGCCGGAACCGCCGTGTCCGTGACGGTGAGCGCGAGGCCCGCCATGAGCCCGGTCAGGTACGTAGTCGCGTTGGCCGTGGCCCCCGCGTACTCGATGCGGAGATCAGTCGTCACCTCGTGAAGCCCGGCCAGCGCCTCCGACGTGCGCACCAGCGTCGAACGCGTCTCCTCATCCATGTAGGACGTGTAGTCCTTGAGGTTCGTCGCGACTTCGACCGTGTTGGCCCCGAGCGCCGCAAGTCCGACAGTCACGGCAGCGACGCCGACCGCGAACCCTGCCATTTTCAGGCTGCCGCGCTCCAACAGATCGCCGAGGTCGTCAAGCGGTCCGGTCAGAAACGCAAGGCTACCGCCCGTGATCTGCGCCGACTTGTTGAGCGCGTAGGCCGCTTTCGTGTACCGCTCGATGGCCTTCTCGCCCTTGGCGGTTTCGCGGGACGCTGCCGCGACCGGTGCCGCTAGCGTCTTAAACGTGTCGCGCAGCTTGACGATCGACCGGGACGCCGACGCCATGGCAGCGGAAAGCCCCGAGTCCGAAGCGCCGATGGGGATCTCTACGCCGTCCATGTCACCCCCTCCGCTGGCTCGCCTGCCACCATGCTATCACCTCGGCCGCGTCATCTGGCGGGAGGCTGCCGATCTCGATCCCAAACCGCCAGCGGAGATCGGCCTCCGCGTAGGCCGTCAGGTTGGCGGAAAAACCTTGGCCTTCCGCTTGACCTCCGTTCCGGACACGGTCAGCCACGCGCCCGTGGCGGTCTTGATCTGCGACGCCAACTCCAGCGCCTCAGCCCCGCCGACCTCATCGCAGACCTCGCGGTAGACGTCGCGCCCGTACGCCGCCCACGAATCCAGCCCGTCGGACTCGGGGTAGGGCTCCGACTTGTCCGCGCACTCGTCATACCGGTCGTTGGCCTCCAGCGCCCACACCGGGTCAGCCCACGTCCGGCCGATGAGGTACCCGGCGCTCGCGGCGACCTGCGCCTGAGCCGCCACCGCAGCCGCCGCGTACTGCTCGGCCGCCTCCGCCATGTCCTCGGTCGGCTCGGCCTTGGCGAGCGCCAGCAGTCCCCGCAGCGCCTGCCCGTGCGCCGCCGCCGCCCGGTCGAACCGCCCGATGATCCGCTCCAGATCGTCGAGCCCCGGCCGCCGGAAGACGTAGGCCGGACCATCCTCGAAGCCGATCCGCACGTAGCGGCGAGAGGTCGGGACGGCGAGAGGTTCGGCGCGCTGGTACATGATCAGGCCCGGGTGGTGGTGAGGGAGTTGGCCCGGATCGTGAAGCTCGCGAACACGCCCTCAACGGTGTGCTCGTAGTCGATCGACTCATGCACGATCCACGCATCCGTCATCGTGTGGGTGACGGCCGCGACGCCGCCGCTCCGGGCCTGCGCCGCCAGCGTCACCGTGTAGGCGCGCCGATCCGCGGGCGTCTCGGTGGACGTCCAGGTCGACAGGACGTAGCCCAGCTCCTCCAGGATGTCGGTGAGCACGGCCTCGGAGGTGTTGACGCCGCGGTCCTTGACGCGGGCCTTGCTCACCTGGATCTCAGCGTGCCGCGTCTGCACGGTCTTCCGGGGCTGGCCGGTGTAGGAGCCCGCGGAGGTCATCATCTGCGTCTCGCCGAACGCCACCGTCTGGAGCTTGATGGACCCCACGCCCGGCTCCACCTGCACCGCGTAGGTCTTCGGCGTGCCGGCCCCGTCCGCGAAGGTCAAGACGTAGTCCTGAACCACTCCAAAGTCAGTCGTCTCAGCCATGGGGCTACCTCAGCGCGTGGATGGTGGCGGTGATGCGGATGGTGGTGGTCGCGTTGCCGGGCTCGTCCGTCTCCATGTCGACGGCGATGACGCGTGCTGGCACCGTAGCCAGCGCGCCGCCTCCTGACAAGCTGTCCCGCACGGCCTCCATGGTCGTGACGGCTTGTCGGTGCCCGGCCGGGGCGCGGATGGTCAGCGGCGCCGCCATCTCGATCTGCACTTCGTAGATGTCCAGCGTCCGGGTGGTGCCCGGCCCGGACTCGACGCCCCGGATCCTGACGACCGCGTCAAGCCCCACGCGGTGCCCGGGGATGTCCTCGGCGCGGTGGGCGCTGGAGATGGTCAGGCCCGCCGCGACGACCAGCGCATCGACGGCGGTGGACAGGGTCGACCCGCTCACGGCGCCGCCTTGCCGACGATCTGCCGGGCGATGAGCTGGCGGAGTCGGGTGGAGTTCGTGACGTCGTCCACGATCTCGTCGATGGCCTTGCGGACCAGCGGCTTGATGTACTTGTTGACGACCGTGGCGCTCTTCGGCGTGCCCTTGCGGTGGACGTAGAGCGCGTAGGGCGCGCGGTTCGTCAGGCTCAATTCGGAGTTGAGCCCGGCGATCTTCGACGCCTGCCGCTCAATGCGCCACGACGACGAGAACAGGCCGGTCTTGTAGGTCGCGCGCGAGACGTCCCGCGCACGCGCGACAAGGCGTGCCCCGGTGTTCTGGATGAGCCGGTTGAGTTCCACGCGGAACTTGGTGTTCGCCTCGACGGCGGCTCGTTCATCCGCCGAGAACACCATGGCGATGTCGAACGTGAGCCCGCCGCGCTTGACCGCCTTGGATGCGCGGTTGCCGAACCGCTGGAGCGCCTGCCCGAGCACGGTCCGCTGCACATCGAAGCGCAGTTGACCGCCGGAGCCCGGGACGGTCGAGACGGCCATCAGCCCACCCGACCGGGGTACCGCTGCCCGATGGAGACACCCGTGGCCTGCGCGCGGGGATCGGTGTCAGGCGCCTGATCCGTGTCCGTGTCCAGGCGGACGACCACGCGGTCGACCTCCTGCTGATACTTCTGCTCCCACGCCGCTGCGAGATCCCCCCACGGCTGGGCGCCGAGCGATGCGGCTTCCTCCAGCACGGCCGCCATGCACGCCGCGAGGGCCGCGTCGTAGATGACGCTGGGGTCCCACAGCGACAGCGAGCCCTGACGGATCGCCACCTCGCGCAACACCCGCTCCCACGCCCGGTTGCGCCACTTCACCCACGACGTCTCGCCCGACGGGTAGACGCCGAGCGCCGAGACACGCTGCTTCAAGGCGTCGTCGGTCACCGGACACGGGAGATCGACCTTGCCGACCATGACCCCGACCGGGAAGATGTACGCCGTCCCGCCCGCCGTCACCGACCAGATCTCGCGCGCCGGCCCGTCCGGGCAGTCCGACGACACGGTGTAGGTGCACGCGCCTGACGACGTGGTCCCGGACCCACGCGAGGTCCCGGCCACGTCGTACAGCGTCACGGTGCCGCCGTCCGCGATGGACAGCGACGACCCGACGAGATCGGTCATGCTCACACGGCGCGTCTCGGACCGGCCTCGGACGAGGATCGGATAGCCGATGGTGTCGATGTGAGCGGCGGGCATCAGATCACGCGAAGAGGGCGGCGAGACCGCCCGCGTAGAGCGCCGACCCGCCAGCCGGGATGGTGACGAGGGTGTCGCCGCCGTTCGACTTGAGGACGATCCCCTCGCCGCCGTCGTTGAGGATGAACAGCCACAGCCCGGCGGCGGTGGTGTCGATGGTGAGGTTCTCGCTCGCACCGCCCGACGCCGGGTCCACGATGAGCCGGCTGGACGTGACGACCACCTGACCCGCGCCGGCCGCGATGCCCCAGACCAACTCGACGGCCGCGTCGGCCATGTTGATCGACTGCGGCGCGGCGGTGGTGCGGATGATGTCGGACGTCATGACCGTGCCGGTCGTGTTGCCCGTCACGGCGCCGACGAGCGTCGTCGCGGTCACATTGCCGGAGTCGTCCACCTCAAAGATGTCGGTGCCCGCGAGGTTCTTGAGCGTGAAGATGTCGGCCATGATGTCACCGGGTGTCGAAGGGGTCCATGGGATGGGAGCCGAGATTCCGGACCACGATCGTCGGGAGCGAGGCCGGAGCCTGCGCGGCGAACTGGTCGATGAGGGCCTGGAGCGCGGCCACGCCGGCCGTCTCGTCTACCGAGCCCTCGGGGTTGCTGAACACGCGGGCGAAGCGCGCCCGGTCCATGAGAAGGCCGCGGGCCGCCGCTACGACAGCCGCCCTCCAGCCGCCCTCGTCGGTGATCAGCGCGCTGATCTCCTCGTCGGTGAAGGCTGGCGACGTCGAGCGCGTGTCCATGATGCGGAGACGCACGCGGCCGATGTCGGTGAGGGGGTCGTAGGTGAAGCTCATCGGGCCTTCTTCGGGGCCGTGTCCAGGATGGCAAGGAGCACGACGAGACACGCGCGCATGTACTCCGCCGGGGTGGAGAGCCCCGGCGAGGCGGCGAGAGCGCGGGCCTCGTCGACGGTCACGATGCGGCCTTGTTGTTGCAGGCGGCGAGGCGCCAGTCGTAGGGGGCGGCGCCGAAGTAGACGTCGCAGGCCACGCGGTAGCTGTTGGTCTCGTTGTCGAACCACGCCCGGATCCGCGGGACGGTCTCGTCGTAGACCTGGAGCGCGCCCGGCTCCAGGGTCCACCACGCGGCGGCCGACGCCGAGTCCGTGAGGAACGGGTTCGCGATGACCTTCATGCGGCCCTGGATCACGTTCGCGGCGTTGTTCGCGGACTCCGCGACCTGCGTCGAGTTCATGATCTGGAGCGCGGTGAACTCCAGCTCCGGCGGGACCATCAACACGCTGTGCATGAGGTCGATCGGGTTGCCGCGCTCGTCGTGCCCAGCACGCTTGATCAGGTTGGTCAAGTGCGTCTGGAGGTTCGCCGTCGACAGGGTCAGCGACGCGACGAGGTTGATCCCCTCGACGCCCGCGGCGGCCCGGGTGTACAGCGGGTGGACGTTGCCGGACGCGGCGAACCACGGCTTCCCGTCGTAGATCTTGCCGGCGTTCGTGTCCGGGTTGCCGATGAAGGACTGGTTGAAGACGGCGGTGTCGCCCGCGCTCAGGGTGCCCTTCTGGTACATGTCCGCGACGATGCGCTCCTTCTTGCGGAGGGCGCCCTTGCCGACCTCGCGCGCGAAGCTGGCGATCTTCGCCTCGAACGCCGCCATGCCGCCGGCCGCCTCGACGGTCTCGGCCGGGATGCCGAACGACTTGCCGAAGTTGCGCAGCGCCATCTGGCGCGTGTAGCCGGTCAGGACGGTGTCATCCTCGTACCGCTGACCGGGGTCGCGCTGGACGAGGTCGCCCATGCCCACCACGTCCACGGCCCGGTCACCCTGCGTCGGGTGCGACACGGCGGCGCGCGGCGAGGTGATCGCCGTGTACCGCGCGGGCCGCTCGGTGTAGCCGGCGGCGTACTCGGTGTAGCCCAGGTTGAAGACGAGCTTCTGGATCTCGGTGAGTGCCTGCATGACCTACCTCAGACCGCGCCAGCGGCGGTGGCGGAAGCGCGCAGACGGACCCACGCGGCGTTGTTGGTGACGTCGGCCTGGACGATGTAGAACCCATCGTCCGCGGACGCGGTGACGTCGAGCGTGTCATCGCCCGCGAGATCGACGGTCGTGCCCTGCATGGCCAGCGTGATCGTGCCGGTGCCGACCTTGTAGTAGTGCAGCGCGGTCTCGCTGACGTCGACCTGCGCGGACAGCAGGCCGTCCGAGCTGGGCGCCGTCTCGACCGCGCCAAACGCGACGCCGAACGGCTTGCCGCCGGCCGCCGCCTTCGCGATGTAGCCGGAGCTCAGGACGAGGATGTCCCCGTTCGCCCAGGTCTCGCCGGACTTGACGGGGTAGGTGCGGATCTCCCGCTGCCCCGACTTGTAGCCATAGTTCGGACTCGCCATCTGCCCACCCTCCTGCCGGGGTTGGCCCGGCTACTTCGGAAACGCCTTCATCAGGTTCTCGATCGTCGCGCGGCTCATCTGCCCGGCGGGCAAATTCCGCCTCTTCGCCCACGCCAGTTGTTCGGGCGTGAGTTCGTCCGGCGCCGGAGTTCCGGTCGCCGCACGTCCGCCAGCAGGGTGCCCCTCGGGCTTCGCGGTATCGGCTTGCGCTGCCGGCTTGCCAGCCAGCGCCTCAGCCCGATCGATCCACCGCAGCGCCTGCGCCGCGCTCAGGCCGTCCTTGATCTCGGCCTCGATCTCCGCCCGCACCGTGTCCGGGAGCGTGGCCAGCCGGTCCGCCAGCGCCTTGCTGGTCCGCTCAGCCGCCGCCTTCTCCGCCGCCGTCCACTTCTCGTGCGAGCCCTTGTAGGTCTCGACCTCGCCAGCCAGCGCCGCCGCCTTCTCCTCGGCCGCCTTGGCGCGGGCCTCCGCTGCCTCCGCTGCCTTGCGCGCCGCTTGCGCCGTCGCGCGCTCCCGCCGCAGCTCCGCGAACGGCACCGTGCGCGTGTCTGCGCCCTGCACCGCTACCGCACCCTGCCCACCATCACCGTCGTCAATGACCGACTCGTCTGGCATCTGGCCCCCTGTACACACGGGCTATCGGGCCGTGGACCGTCATCGGGCGATGTTGTCGCAACACTACCCCGGGCTCTGACAAGCTGTCAAGGCTGGGCCGGATTTTCTGGCGCGGTGTCGTCGTCCGGCTCGTCCGGCGTGGCGGGTTGCGGACGGGTCGCAACAGCATCCTCCATCGCCCGCGCCGCCTCCGCAACCTGCATCGCCGTGCGCAGTTGCCCGGCCTCGCGATCGGCCGCCGCGATCTGCGCCTGCGCGAGGTAGTCGGCGGGCTCCAGATCGTCGGGCAACAGCCGCTCCGACTGAAGGCGCGCGACAACGTCCTGCGGGCGCGCGAGGCCGGCGGCGACGAGGTCCGTAAGCAGCCCGGCGATGGCGCTCACGTCCTGCGGCAGCGCGGACCCGCCGTCGACCGCGTAAACGTCGGCGTCGGGGGTCCACCGCTGACCCGCGTCCAGAGCCACGGCCATCCCCAGCGCCTCCGACATCGCGTCATAGAACGCCTGCCGGGCCGGCGCGACCTTGGCCACGAATGCGCCGGCTCGGTAGGACAGCGCGGTACCGCTCGCCGAAGCACCCGCGTCCACGAACAGGAACTCCGGGTATGCCTGGGTGATCTGGTCGTAGAGCTGAGATGCCGCGCCGCCGAGTTCGCGCAGTCCGTTCAGCGTCGCCTCCAGCCACTTCAGGTCAGCGCCGACCGGCATGGACACGGACCGGCCGACCTGCGTCACCTCCGCACCCTCCGCGAGCTGCGCGCCGACCGCGACCAGGAGCGGGTTCGCGTTGCGGCCGCCGACGACCTGGATCTGCGTCAGCATGGAGTCGATCATGGCGACCGCGTCTTCGGCGCCGTCGCCAGCCCACGATGACAGCTCAAACTCGCCGACCTGCCGGAACCGCAGCCACACCAGCGGCACGACGCCGAGCGCGTTCCTGCCGGACTCGTCGACCTTGCGCACGCCGTCCACGTAGACGTCGATGCGTTCTGGTGTCAGGACGCGGCGGTAGGTGTGCTCCTTGCCGCCGCCCGTGTACTTGCCGCTCTCCGCGTCCGGGGTCGGCGCGTCCGTGTAGTCGATGTCGATGACCGCGCGCGTGATCGTGAGCCCCAGCGGGTCGCGCTCCACGTGGACGCGGCGCGGGTTGTGCGGGACGAGGACAGCGCCGGCCGGCCCCTTGACGACTTCGACGCACCAATCCCCGGTTGCGCAGAGGTTCCACGCCATCGCCGGCCCGGTCGTCTTCATCTTCGACCGCGTCCAGACGGCCGACCCCAGCGCCGCGAGCGCCTTGATCCGATCCTCCGACGGCGCGTCACCGAGCCTCGCGGTGGCTACCGACCACGTCACCCCCTGCGTCCAGATCGACGCTGCGTCCACGCCGACCACGAACCGGATCAGCGGCAGTACGCGACGGGTCTCGGCGATGAGTTGGCCCGACGCGTCGAGCGCCCGGAACAAGTTCATGCGCTTGATCTCGGCGCCGGTGTAGGCCAGCCCCAGCGACGCCGCCATCCGACGCGACCGCTCCTCTTGGATGCCCTCGCGCGTGGTCGGCCAGTAGCGCCCAGCCTCCGCGTGCTCGGGGGTCTCCACCGGGGGCCGCGTGCGATCGATGTAGTTGCCTTGTGCCACGTCAGACCCCCTGAACTCTGAACGGACGTACCACGGCCAGTGACAAACTGGCAAGGTAGCTCAGCCCCACCGACATCATGTCCCACTGGTCATCATGCGCCGCGTCCGGGACCGCGCAGATCTCGCCCACGAACGCAGCCACCCACGGCGCGGACTCGGGTAGCAGGATCTGGCCGGACTGCCAGCGGATGAGGTGCGGCTGCATCCGTGCGACCTTGTCCCCGCGCCCGGCGACACCCACAGCATGGCACGCCAGCCCCAACGCGCGGAGGTCCGGGACGAGGGCCTGACCGACGGACGTGTCTTCGACCAGTACGCCGCTCGCCCTCCACGCCGTCGATAGGTCGCGCACTCGTTGGCGCAGGGCCGGGTAGTCGCGCCGCTCGGCCTCGACGTGCAAGACGATGACGTCGCCGCCGCGCACGCCCAGCACGCCGATCGCGCTCGGGTCGTTGCGCTCGGCGGTCTTCGCGGCGGGGTCGATCACGACATAGACCGCAGAGCACGTCCGGCGGATGTCTTCGGGGCGCTCGGGGTAGCGGTGGCGCGTCCATTCCTCGCGGATGACGGCGCCGCCTTCCTGCGTCGGCCGCTGTTGGTACAGGCTCGACCACAGCGGCGAACCGTCGGCGAGGTGCGGGGATGCCGCGCGCCAGTCCGCGCCGTACCGCTCAGGCCACAGGTACTCGCCGGGCGACCTGCCGCACGGGTCGTGGTCACCGTCCTCGGCGACACACCGCCACGTGAACCGCTGGAGGTGCCCTGGGTACTCCGCGTCCAGCCAGCCGGAGATGTCGTCCAGCCCGCGCCGCGTCTCCATGACGATGACCGGCCCGCCCTCCGACCGCGACAGCACGTCCTCGGTCAGCCACCGACGCGCGTGCTTCTTCCATGCGTCGGACCGCTGGCGCTCGGCTGACCCGGTGACGTCGTCGACCACGATGAGGTTCGCGCCGATGCCGCCTGTAGCCCCGCCAGCGCCGACGCCGACCCACCAGCCCCCGGACTCGGTCTGCCATGCCGTGCGGCGCCACGACTCCCCGCGTCCGAGATGCGGATAGGCCACCGACAGCCGCTCCACCGACGCCCGCGCCGACATCGACACTTCGTCCGCCCGGTCATCCGTCGACGTGGCATAGAGCACCGACGCACCCGGCATGAGCGCCATGAGCCGCGACGGCAGCACGCGCCCGACGTGCTCCGACTTGCCGTGACGTGGCGGCGCCTCCAGCCCGTACCACCGAGTCCGGCGAGCGAGCGCGTCGGCGGTGATCTGGTCGCACACGGCGGCGATGGACCGCGCGAACCGGTGCGCCTCGTATCGCTTGGGGTCGCGCCACCACGCCGTGGCCATCGTCCCCGCCGCGACACACCGACGCGCCCGCTCGGCGTCGACGCGCTCGCGGACCAGCTCAGGACTGGCCGTCTGCACCGAGCACCGATGCGGGGATGCCCAGCGCGTCCGGCGTCCGGGCGGCGAGCTCGGCGTCGATCATGGCCGTGACGTTGTGGACCTCGACGGGCCCGCCGTCCTTGCCGGTGATCTCGGTGCGCTTGCCGAACTCGTCCGGGTGCATGCGCTCCAGCATCCAGGCGTCGGCTCGCCAGTCCCCCGCGTGGATGACCTTCGACAGCCGCGCGCTCAGGCCGGCGCCGACCTCCCGCGTGATCCTCTCAGAAAAGCTCGCGAACGGCTCGTCTCCAGCCTCGCCCCGCTTGCGCCACGCGAAGAACGTCTCTTGCGGGATCCCCACGATCTTGCACGTGGCCTTGATGCTGCACCCCTGAGCGAGCCAGCGGCAGATCTCGTCGGTGATCGCCTCCGTGCACTCGATGGGACGGCCCATGACTCCCCCTTGACCCGTCAACCTTACCACCGCTGAGCCCAGACCGCAACGCAAGCCGCCTCCGCAACGTGGCTAGAACGCTCCACAGCAGGGGGCCACACAAGACCCAGGTCAACCTCCAGCCGTCGCACCACCCCGCCCCAGCAAGCCCCCTCAGCGGCCCTCTTCGCTGCCTCGCCCGAGGTCTGTCCGGAGAGGCGCAAGACCTCCGACCGCCAGTCCTTCGGGCCGACATAGACCACGTCCGGAACGCCCGCACAAGCCGCACCCGACGCTGCCATCTGCGCGCGCTGGGCGAGGGTGGCGCGTGCCTTGGGGGTCATGCGCTCGCGAGCTCCGTGCGTCTCTGAGGTCCACTCGACGGCCGCGCGAGTCACGCCCCACCGCCGACACAGCGCCATGACGAGCGGCCCCACGTCAGCCTTCGTCTTCCAAGTCGCCACCTCCCGGACATGGACACCGTCAAGCACCACTGCGGCGCCGACTTGGCCGGGGTCGACTCCGAGCACTACCTCTGTCCCACCTTTTATCTTCATAGAACCTCTCTTATTCTTATCTGTCCCACTCTGTCCCACCTCTGTCCCACCTTCTGTCCCACCTCTTCTCCGCTTCGAACCTGCGCTATCTCCGATTGTCCCACTTGGCGCCAACACAAGTCCTATACGCGCGAGGCTTTGAGAGGGGGTACCCTCTGAGCCCTCTTCACGTACTCATGCCCAAGTGGGACAAGTGGGACAGAGGGGTCTTGTCGGCGTTCGTCCGGCCTAAAAGGTGGGACAGGAAGTGGGACAGAACCGGGACAGCCGGGACAGCGTCAGCCGGCATCGCTGGCCACCTTCGCGCCCGCGTCCGACCAGACGATCGCCCGGGGTCGCGACGGCTCCACCACCGACGACAGCCGCGCCGAGAATCGGCCGGGCTCGCCTACAACCAGCCACCCGCGGTTCCGCCACGCCGACAGCATCTCCGCCGGGGTGTACCCGCCCTCGGCGAGCGCCTTCTTGAGCGCCCCCTCCGACCACGCCAGCCGGCCGGCGCCGAGGTCCCAGCCGATGACCTCCCGCGCATCGCGCGCGCCTGCGACCATGCCCGGCCGCGCGTCCCACCACGCCCGACACCACAGAAGCGCGGCGGTCGGGGTGTCCCGGTCGACAGCACCGTCCGCCGCATACCGGGTCGCGAGTTGGATCAGGACGTCGGGCACCTCCACCCCGAGCGCCTGGGACACGACGTAGGCTGTGACCTGAAGCTGCGCGACGTAGACCAAGACGCGCCCGTCCGTGGACGTGGGCGCCGCCGCCTGTAGCCTCGCCTGGAGCGCCCGGTAGGTCTCTCGGATGTCGGCCCACTTGTCCCGGTTCGCGTCCAGCCACCGCACGACCGCCGCCCCCGCCACCCCGTAGTTGGCCTCACGCGCCGCCTTGATGGAGTCCGCCAGCGCCGCGTTCCCCGGCGGCAGCGGCGGATCACGGACGGTGATGAGCCGTGTCGTCGCCCCTCGCGCGGCGGCGCACACCGCGGTCACGGACATCTCCCCCGTCGAGATGATGACCGTGCAGAGGGGCCGCTCCCGACGGAGGCCGCCGCCGGCCTGCCCCATCGACTGCGAGGCCCCGAACGCCGCCGCATACAGCGCCTGCCTCACCAGCTCCGGCTTGTCGGCGACCATCTGCGTGTCGTCGAAGATCGTCGGGACGTGGCTACAGAACTCCATGAGGTTCCGGACGCCGGCCCATGTCCGGGGCCACGGCTTGGCCAGCCCCGACACGCCCCACACCGACGCCGCTGCGTGGATCGCGGTCGTCTTGCCCGTCGAGGTCTCGCCGCCGATGTCGAGCGTCCACCCGAGCGCCCCGATGATCGGCAGCACCGGCGGGACCATCGCCGACAGGATGACGAGGCCCATGGGGTGGCGCGACGCCGGCGCCCACACGCCGTCCACCCACGCCCGCAGCGTGCCGGCCTGCGCGATCTGCCGTGCCGTCATGCCCTCGCCGTCCGCAACCGGCGTGTGCACCACCCGAGCGCCGATGTGCTGCTCGCCGATGAGGTAGCCCGACATGTCCGGGGTCCAGCCCATGCGGGACAGCGCCGCCGACGCGGGCAACATGCGGTCAGCCGCCATCTCCTGAGCCGACAGCCATGACGCGACGACGGGCGCCGACTTGCCGTTGATGGGCGCGCCGTGGTCTGCCAGCGTCATGATCTTGCGCCCATCCATCGCCGTCGAGCGCGGGACCGCCAAAGCCACCCACCGCCCCGAGTAGCGCCACGCCAGCGTCACCCGTGCCGCGCCCGTCTCGACGTCCCACGCTCGGCCGATGACCGCCATGATCGCCTCACCGACGGGCCGATACCGCTCCTCCTCCCCGTCGAAGTACCGCGCCCACACGCGCCCCTCTTCGGTGACGGCGTAGCCTTCGGGGATGGGAAGGTCGGCGGGGACGTCCGGGCACCCGTCCAGCCCGTCGGACACGGACGACAGCCGCTCCGGCATGACGTCGCCACCGCCGGGGAACGTGACGACGTTCGACGCGCGCTCCTCCTTGATCGCGGTCTTGAGCTTGAGGACCAACGACCCCAAGCCGTGCGCGCCGCCGCACACCAGAAGCAGCCGATCCACCTCCGCCGCGGGCGCTGACGCGACGTCTCCGACCGCCCGCAGCACCGCGCGCAACTTCGACCGTGCCTCCTCCACCCGGTCCGCGTCGGCCGCCTCCGCTGCCTCGCGCAACACCTCGATCGCCTGCATGCGCTCTCCGAATCGGTTAACAAGGGGTCAGCCGCGGCCCGCGATGAGCGCCGCGCTTGGGCCCTCGGACGCTGCAACGTCCGGGGGCTCTATAACTCAATCCCGGCGGGCATGCGCCAATCCCAAGCGCCCGACGCCTTGAACCGCTCGGCCGCCCGACGCTTGACGCCGAACCCGATGTCCAGAAGGTCGGCCACCCCGCCGCGGCTCATCGACTCGGCGCGCGTGACGAGCGCCTGATACTTCTCGCGCCACGGCTCCGGCAGCCACCGCTTCGGCGACTTGCCGCCCGTCTCTGCCCATGCCGTTGTGTACTTCAGTTGGTTGTCGGTGGGCTCCTGATACCGCCACCCGGACCCGTGACCTTGCGGCTCGATGACGCCCGCGACGACGAGCTTCTGATGCACGTCCGCCAGCCACGATTCGAGGTCGGCCACGTAGGCGGCTTCCTTCATCGCGCGTTCGGCGTCCTTCTTCTCGTCGGGCGGTTCGGCCTCAGCAGCGGCGGCGGCCTCCAGTTCGTCGAGGTTCGCCCAGTTGTCAGCCGAGAACTTCGGGAGTTTGAACTTGTCCCACATGTTGTGGGGGTCGAGGATGATCCCCTCGGTCTTGTCCGGGAACAACCGCAGCACGCGCCCCGCCTCTTGCACGTAGCGCACCACCGACTCCGTGGGCCACCGCATCGCCAGCGTGCCCAGCCACGGGAGGTCCACCCCCTCCGCCAACAGCCGGACATGGACCAGCGCCCGGATCTTCCCGGTCCGCAGCTCCTCCAGAAGCGCCGCCCGCTTGCCCTTGCCCATGGTCCCATCGATGTGCTTGGCGGGGATGCCCTGTTCGGTCAGCCACCCCGCGTACCACTCGGCGTCCTTGACGTCGGCGGCGCTCACGACGCACGGCCCCTGCGCGTGCTCCCGGATCATCTTGAGCGTCAACTCGTTCGCGTCGACCATGTCCGGGTCGTGGTTGCGGATGAACTTCGGCGGCACGATCGCGCCGTCCCGAATCGCGTCGGTCATGCTGTACCCGAACAGGATCCCCGCCGGCCAAAGCTCGCGCAGCACCGCGCTGTTCTTCGTGCGGATGGGGGTAGCCGACCAACCGATGACCCGGCCGGGCTTGAGCGCCGCCAACGCCGCGACGGTCTTCGCCGCCCCGACGCGGTGGGCTTCGTCGACGAGCACCACCCGGACGCGGAGATCGTCGTCCTCCAGCTCTTCGGCGAGGCGCTGGACGGAGGGAAGGCAGACGACGGTCACGCGCTCGACGTCCTGCCGCACCCCGTAGAACCGGCCGGGCTTGAACCCCCATCGGCGGAGGTCAGCGGCCATCTGCTCAACGAGGTGCTGGGTGGGCACAACGACGACGTCCACCCACCCCGGCGCCGGCTCCAGCGCCATGAGGGTTGCCGCCTGCGCGTCGCTCTTGCCTGCAAGAAACACGAAGTCGCGGACAATCGCAATCATGCTGGCTTCAGGTGGAGAACCACCCAGAAGCGCCGCTGTGCCTGCTGCCATGTTGTAAGCCACAGGCGGCTCGTCGGCGTCCGAAACCCCTATCAGGGTGTCCCCGAACTGGGCAAAAAACCATTTGGCGCTGTAAGGGTCGGAATAGACGTTGGACCATGTCCCGGAGCCGTAAATCTCCACCCCGCCGGTCGTGCCCGCAATGAGCGTGATATCGCCTTCCGAATCCTCGAAAGCGCCGCCGCCAAGCCAAGTTCCGATGGTGTTGTCAGATGTAATCGCGGTCAGGGGGCGCAGCGGTTCATAGCCCAGCGGCCCGGCATAGACGTTGCGTGCCGTCACCAGCCCGTCGTGCTTGAACTCAGGCAGGTCGGGCGCCCATGTCCCGAAATCAGGCACGCCAGAAATTCCCGTTTGCCCGACCGAACGGCAGATCGGCGCGAAGACCGGTTTGGCTCGGGGTTTCCGGGTATGCCGTGGGGACTGCCCCCAGCGCCGCCATGAACAGGTCACGGTTAGCCGCGTAATATTCCATGTCGCGGACGTGCTTCGCCGCATGGGCCAGCGTCCCGAACTCGTAGACGTCGGGATGGGCTTCCATCAGCCAGTTGGTCGCATTGTTCTCCGTCACCGGCTCAAGCTTCGAAAAGCAGTCCAGCGTCAGAGTGAGCGCCGTTGCAGGTGTAACCGAAAGAACCAGCGTCGTGCCGAGTATGCGGTACTGCTGCGGCTTGGCCTCGTCGTAGGCATAGCCCTGCGCAATCTGGCGCGTGTCGTAATAGTTGAAATCTGCCTGCTGCCCCAGCCTGGCCAATACCCAGCTATCGGTCCCGTCGCTGGCTGACAGCATCAGTGCGTCGATGAAGTCGTTCGGCAGATCAAGCCGTTGGGTGTCCGCCGACAGCGTGTAGGTCTTCACCATCGGGCGGACTGGGTTGTTCGCCAGATAGGTGTTTGCCTCACTCTCGACGCTTTCGATGAACGTCGGGATCAGGCTCGCCAGATCACCGCGGTTCATCCGCGAGGCGATTGTGGTGAGAAGCGAAGTGTAGTTCATGCCTCACCTCTCGAAAGGTTGGGCGGGACCGAAGCCCCGCCCTTCCGTTAGCTGGCGATGATGCCCTTGGCTTCCAGCACGGCGATGATCTCGTTGATCTTCGCGGCAAGAGAGGCAACGTCATCCTTCTGGCCCGCCGTGGTGTCGTCGAGCGTGTTGGATACCGTGCCGGTAGTGCTGTCGGTGAGGCTGACAATCGCCGTGCCGTCGACATAGGGGTCGATATGGTTTGCCATGGTAGGTTCTCCTTACGAGGTGCCGCTGAGACGGGTTGCCAGGCGCGGATCGATTGCCTTGACGCC